TGTAGAATGGGGTAGTGAAGAATTGGTTATTCCATATGTTTCGCCATGGGATGGTCGTTATCATAGATATTTCCCTGATTTTTATGTTAAAGTTAAAGATAGAAGTGGTAAACTACAAAAGTATATCATAGAAGTTAAACCTAAAAATCAATGTACACCACCAGAAAAAACTCCTAAAAGAAGAACAGGTAAATGGTTCAGTAGAGTAAGAACATGGGGTATCAACAAAGCAAAATGGAAATCAGCAGAAGAATTTTGTAAGTCTCATGGTATGCAATTCAAGATACTAACCGAAGACCACCTAAACCCTCGTTAGGCCATACTAGTTAAACTCTTAATTAAAAAGTCTCTATCTACAATAGCAGTGTTTTGAGTATTTGTTACTGATTGACTTTGATTTGGTGCATTTGTAACATTTGAAATTACAGTTGGTTTATCTCCCTGTCCTGCAAGTTTATTCAACGCATTTGCAACCATTTCTTTTTGTGTCATTTCTTTTTCTTGTGTTGCAGGGGAATCTTGCATTACACTATCAGCTCCACCTGTGTTTCCCCCAGCACCCTCAGTGCCATCTGGTGGTTCACCTTCTTCAGGTACAACTTCATCATCAGTAATTGGATTTAATCCTAAGAACCTACCTATTGGTGATTCAGCAAATGCATTATATATTCCAACAAAGAATCCTTTAATCTTTTTAAATATATTCATGATTCCGTCAATTAGTGGGTCAAAAAATCCAAAGTAACTTCCTATTATTGCAAGTGCAGCACCAACTGCCACAAGTATTGCAGTTAATGGATTTGCCAATACTAGTCCTTTTAAAAATGTAAATGCCCCTATGACTGCTGATTTAAATGAAGCATAATAACCTGCTATTGCTACTCTTGCACTATTAAGTAATTTTTTCATTCCACCTGGTTGTGATAATGCTTTGTCTATACTCTTGAATGTATTTACGATACCAGTTCCAAGTTTACCCATTTTGTCATTAAACTTGTCTATACCTTTACTAAAAGAATTAGTGAAATTGCTAAATGCTGCCTTAATACTTTTATCAAATGTACCCTTTCCTTTATACTTGTCCATGTTTAATGCCATTCTAGATTGTATTTTTAGTTTTAATGCAAAATTTTTGAAACCTTGTTTGAAATTTGCAAATGATTTACTTGCACCATCAAATATTTTTTTCAGACCACCATCTTGAACAAAATCAACTGCTTTATCAAAATATCCTGCAAGAGACATAATACCTTTTTTAAGTAAATTGAATACCATCTTTGGTTTAATTGCAGTTACGATAGCTAGTATAGTTAAAAAGTTATCAAATATAACTTGTATAAAACCTTTTGTACCATTTAATAATTCTTTAATATCTTTTCCAAACTTTATTAATGCATTTATTATGGTTGTAAAAACTCCTTTTGCAGTATCAGTTTGTAGAAGTTTTGCAAGTGCAAAAAATCCAACACCAGAAAGTAATGCTTGAATAAATGTAGGTGTCTTTCCAACAAAATCTTTTGCCTGTTTTCCTAAATTTGAAACTCTCTCACCAACTCCTTGTAACGCACCAACAAGACCTTCTTGTCTTTTATTTTCTTCGTTTATTTGTTCTTGATTTTTAGCACTATCTGGGTCTGTGTTCTGTAGCATTTCAGATTGCACTTCTGTATTGGATTCAAATGCATCTGCTACTCTTTCATTACCCTCATCTACTTTTTCACTAAGGGCATCTAATCTACCTACAAGTTTTTGATTGTGTGAGGTTGCCTGGTCTAAACGAGCCTTGTCTCTAGTGGCATCTGCCATATTATGAAGTAATACTGCATCTACTACTGTACTGAAATCTGCCGCCATTATTTTTTACCCGAACCTACATATAATCCAAACCATGCAGCACCTGCCCCTACAACGACTGATACAAAAGCAGATTGTGCATTTGTTGGGTCTGGTAATGTCATAAACCATTCTGTTGTACGATAAAATGCATAACCATAAAGAGTGATTAATAGTCTAGGGAACACACGCCATTTATCAAAAGTGGATGCTGAACTGTTATACCAACTCTCCTCTTTAGTTTCTACTTGTTTTACTTCATCGCTCATTTTTTATTTTCCTATTTTCTTCTTCTATTCTTTTGTTTTCTTCTTTAATCCAATTCTGTAATTGTGATATATAGATTTCTCTTTCCCATGGCATCATATTCTCTAACTCTGTCAATGAGTATTTATGATGTTGCATGAGTGCAAAGTTCATTTCGTAGTGAGTTTTTAGGCTCTCGTGAGAGAGCCCTACTCTAAAAAACTGTCTAAACCCTCCAACAAAATTTCACCTTTTACTTTTGTCTTTGGATTTGTAACCTCTACTACATGTCTTAACTTTGGCATTGTTTCAAAAAACTTAGAAATATTTTCAAACTGTTCTGTGTTTAATGAATCTATAAAGTCATTCAATTCTTTTTCAGATATATCTTTTTTATTGTATATATCCTCTCCAAAATGAATTTCAGTAATACAAGAATCTAATGCTTTAAAAATCATTTCCTCTGGTTTTCCTTTGAAAACTTTCATATCTGATAATAAAGGATATCTTAGAATCATTTTAACAGTATCAGTTACCTGTACTTCATTTGTGTGGTCATCTGTCATTTGTACTTCAACCTCAGATAAGTCTATTGTGACTGGTGTCATAGTTTCTTTATCATCTGGGCATCTTACATTTACATTTACTTTATCTCCAACAGATTTTCCTCTAACTCTTAGAAAAATATATTCTGCATCAAATAAAGAGCATGATTTTGGATTAACACCATCAAAGGTACAATCTTTTATTAATGCAGACATAGCATCTATTACTTCATCTTCATCTTTTGAATCTTGTGCCAATAATAATCTTTTTTGTTCTTTTACTAAGAACGGCCTATATTTAATTTCCTCACCTGTTGAGGGTAAAGTTAATGTATATGTAGGCGTTTCAAGTTTGGGTAAAGCCATAATTTTTCACTCCGTTTATAATTTACTTAATACCTTTGGTATTCTATTTAGTAGTTGTCTTTCAACCTGGTCTCCAAGTACACCTTGAATTCTATCTAATAATGGTTTTGGTAAGTCTGCCTCATCTGTCAGATTTTTCCAATATCTAAATGTAAATGTAACATCTACACCCATAGGTGCAGTTGCAGGACTTGAATCTAAACCCTGTGCCGCAATACTTTTTGGAAAACACTCTACTAACTCACAACCATATCTTCTGTTGTTTTGTGCATCTAATGAATATATTTGTATTGTTCCAACATAGTCATCATAATAATTTACTGCCCATGTTTGTGTATTAAATGCAAGTCTTTGCCATGTTTCAAAAAATTTCTTTTCTCTAAAATCATTGTGACAATAAAAAGATGCATCAACATTACCATATTCAAAACCATCTACTATTTCTCTTGTAGGGCCGTAAATATTATCATCTGAGGTAGTTGTTAATGTACGACCAGGGAAAGAAATTTTATTACATTGATATGATACATCTTTAGTATCTTGTCCACCCACTTGTCCAAATAACACTTGTGAAAATAAATTAGTGGATGCTGCAGGGCCTCCTGTTCCTCTACTGCCTGATGGTGGTAAAAATAAAACTTCATACCTTGATGGTAATGCCATACCATCATCATCTCTCAATGGTGCTAGTAATTCGTTTAAAACTGATGATGCCGCAGCATCTACAAAACTTCCTAAATTAAATGCCATTAAATCATACCTCTTGATTTTGCGTGAACGAAACTTTCACCTTTCTTTTTAAACCTTGCTACAGGTAATAATACAGCAACAACAAACTCATCTGCATTTATTTTTCTAAAATTAGACCTTACTTGACCACTTAAATATCTTTTCAAACAAGGTTTAATTTCTCTTACTTTTTTTAATGCACTATAGTCTGCATTGATAAATGTTGTTTCATCTAGTGCTTTATTGTTTGCAAAACTCATAATTCTATCTAATAATCTAATCCTAATTGGCATAGATAAGTAATGAAAATTAATTCCTAAAAAACCATCACTATATTGTTCTATTGGTAACACCAAAGGAAATCTATCATAATATGGTAGTTTCTTTTTTAATTTTGGGTCATAAAAAAACATATTCAACAGACCCTCATGTGGTACTGTACTAACTTGACCATCTTTTATTAATTGACTAGTGGTGGGGTCTCCAAATTCTTTTATTTTGTTACGAAACCATGTAACAGACATAGGTTTACCACCCGCAGCCTTCATAACTTCTCGTATATAATTACTTACTGCCATGTATATATTTATAAGAAATTTATGAGATTATAGAAAAAAGGTGCCCTCGAAAGGACACCTTTCATGATTGATTAGTTATCTGCTAACTTTTCAAAATATGCTAA